GTCCTCGGTCTAACGCGAAATGTACGCATCGCTAACGATCTCCGAGGGCCCCTGTGCCGCAGTCCAGGAGCCCGCCACCCGTTCACCCCAGGAGGTGCCCGATGCCTGCTCAGCGGAAGCCTGAGGGCGCGCGAATCCGCCGCAACCTGTCCAGCTTCGAGCCTCTGCCCCTCGACGGGTACGCCGGCCCGATCCCCGACTGGCCGCTGCACGAGGCGTCTGAGGCGGAGCTGGAGCGGTGGGAGCGGCTGTGGCGGACCGCGCAAGCCTCGATGTGGGTGCGGATGCACATCGACCTGGTGGTGGCCCGCTACGTGCGCCTCGTCCTGACCGTCGAGGCGGAGACCCGGAACAACGTGGCGACCGCGCAGACCCTGAACACGGTGACCTCCCTGGAGGACCGGTTGGGGCTGAGCCCGAAGGCGCTGCAGAACCTGTCCTGGAAGATCGAGGACTCGGATCTGGCCGAGGTTCATTCGGTGGCGCCGACGCGGGCCCGGAAGCTGCGGGCTGTGGACCCGGACGCGTCGTGAGCGGATCCGCCGCCTGCATCCTGACCACCACGTTTGAGCGTGAGCACGGCCGGGCGCACATCGTGGTAAAGGTTGAGTCGCCCGACGTGCGGGCGGTTGCGCTCCAGGTGTCTCGGGACGACGGCACCACGTGGTTTCCCGTTCGCGGGTGCGAGTACGTCGACCGCTGGGGCGACGAGAACCGCATGGGCATGATGGACTACGAGGCCGTTCCGAATTCGCTGTATCGGGTGCTGAGCTACGAAGAGCAAGAGGGTCTGCGCTACCCGGCGCAGAATTACTCCACGCCCGTGGCACTTCGGGACAACGTCTGATGCCCGACCAGTCCGTCACCGTCGCCTGCCCGGTGTGCCTGTCGGCGATTCAGGTCCCGATCCGGGTGGACAACCAGCGGGACGAGGCCGGTGACCTGCGGGTGACGGTCTCGGCCGACACCGATCATGTCGAGACCTGTCCCTGATGCCCTACAAGTACGACGTCCGGGACTGGTTCCGCGAGGACATCCGCCACGACACCCCGGAGCACGTCGAGCTGTGGCAGGCCTGGTTCGTTCGGCACGGCATCGACCCGGCCGAGGTGTTGCTCACCGAGTGGGTGGAGCGGCGCGCGCAGAACGGTCAGAACCAGATCGTGTGGCTGGAAGCCGGTGTGCGTGACGGCGAGGACATCACCGTGCACAGGGAGCGGCATCTGGCCGCGCCGCCGGCCCCGTTCCCGGTGCCTTAGTCGCCGCGGGCTCCCGCGGCGCAGCCGTAGACGATGCCGACCAATGCCCCGCCGATGATCAGGGTGGCGCCCACGGCGACCGTGGCCGGCGGGTACAGCCAGTTGGTGGTGTACGTGAAGAGGGGCACGACCAGCAGGGCGTAGGCGAACAGGTAGCCGAGCTTGCCCCAGTCGCCGCGTCTCTGGTCCGGGGTACGGGGACGGGTCTCGATGCGGCGAACGTCCCGTCGGGATCGGCCGCTGCTGGCCACCCCGAATCGGATCGGGGTGAACGGCATCCGGACGGACATCCACGTTCTCATCGCCCGCTCCTCGTCAGCTGGTCGGCGTATCCAGGATCGCCGCACACGGTCTAGCTGTTACTGAGCCAACCGGGTGAACCCGCCCGCGCTTCCGTCCCGTAGGAGATAGTAATGGGAAATCGTTACACCGTAAACGGTATCGGGACGTCTCTGTTCCCGTGGGCGGCCATTCTTACTGCGGGTGCTGCCGGATTAACAATCAGGCGTGTTGAAATCAGTTACTTTAAGAATAACACCGCAAACAATCTAGAGGGAACCGCTAATCTTTTTCGCTGTTCTACGCCAACTCCAGGGTCTGCGGTGACAGTGGTGCCCGTGATAGACCAGTCACCCGTTTCACCCCAGTCGTCTGCCATGTCCGGCGATTATACGATTTCCACCCCGATGGCGTCAATGACTAGCTGGTCCGTCTCGAATACCGAGTCAATTGAGCGTAACTTTGAGGGCGAACAGGGTATTACTGTAAATCCAGGTGACTCTATCGGCGTGCTGGTGAGCGATGGAGTTAATGGCGGAGAGTTCTCAGTGAACATCTGGATTGAGGAATAGATCCAAAACTCTCAGCCACATAAGGAGCAATAATGGCCCCGGCCGAATTCTTGCAGACGGTTCAGATTAACCGCTATTATTTCACGCAGTACCCGGCGACGGGCAGCAGCGTGGCCGCGTTCAGCACCCTGTTCAACACCGACTGGTCCGGTTCGCTGCCGGGCACCGTCCAGGCCCTGGCGACCACGGCGGCGCCGACGGTGGCGATCGTGGTCATCCCGAACGGTCCGACGCTCACCGTGAACCCCGGTGACTGGATCGGGTTCAACGGCGGCATCTGGTCCGTGGTGCCCAACAGCAGGATGACCGGGCTGACGTACACGCCCGCGACGGTGTAGGCGGGAGTAGGTCATGGCGAACGGATACGACAACGGGGTAGCCACCGCCACCACCACGGCGGCGAAGCTGGTCACCGTTCAGGCCGAGAACGACGGCGTGCTGGTGCAGAACCTTGGCGCGGTGCCGATCTACCTCGGTGGCGCATCGGTTACCGCCGATCAGACAGCCACTGGCGGTTTTTCGGTGGCCGCGAGTTCGTCGGCGCTGATCCCGTCCGTCGGTGGCTACCAGCACGACCTGTACGTGGTCGTGGCGTCGACTACGGCCAAGGTCGCTTGGCTTCAACCCACCTACGCCTGAGCCACGACGATGCCGTGGTCGGGCCCTTCACCAGACGGTGACCAGTTCCCGACCCTTGGCCACGAGGTCGCCGCGTTCGTCGAGGCGAACGTCATCATCCCGGACGGCGAGCGCAGCGGCGACTCCTACGTCCTGACCGACGAGCAGTACATGCACCTGCTCCACGCCTACCGGCTTGTGCCCAACGCCCGGGCTGGTGAGGGGTCGGACGCGTTCCAGTTCGCCGGCGCGTTGCTGGTCAGGCCGCAGAAGTGGGGCAAGGACCCGTTCGCGGCCGCGATCATCTGCGCGGAGGCGCTCGGGCCGGTGCGGTTCGCCGGCTGGGACGCCGACGGGCAGCCGGTCGGCAGGCCGTGGCCGACTCCGTGGATCCAGTGCGCCGGTAACGCCGAGGAGCAGACCGGGAACACGTTTCGCCCTCTGATCACCATGCTCCGCGAGGGTCCGCTACAGAACACGCCGGGCTTGGATGTGGGCGAGACCCGCATCAACCTGCCCGGCAACGGGCGCATCGAGCCGGTCACCTCGAGCTCACGGGCCCGTCAGGGTGCTCGGGTCACGTTCGTGTCGCTGACGGAGTCGCAGCTGATGACCGAGTCGTCCGGCGGCCTCAAGCTGGCGCGCACCCTGAAGCGGAACCTGGGCGGCATGGACGGCCGGTGGATCGAAATCAGTAACGCCTGGGACCCGTCGGAGCAGTCGGTGGCGCAGCGGACGTTCACTGCCGCCGACCGGCACGTCTACGTGGACTACCGCGAGCCGCTGGGCCGGGTGGATCTGCACGACGACGCCGATGTGATGGCGAAACTGGCCTACCAGTACGGCGATTCGGCCACCGACCGTGGTGGGTGGGTGCGGCTGACGCGGATCATGCGCGAGGCGCAGAACCCGGCCCACTCCGAGGGCGAGGTTCGCCGCTACTACTTCAACGAGGTCACGGTCGGCGACAAGGATGCCGTCAACATGATCCGTTGGGCCGCGCAGGCCCGCCCCGGGGAGCTCCTGGAGGCCGGCGAGCGGGTCACCCTCGGCTTCCACGGCTCCCAGACCCTGGACGCGACGAGCTTGTGCGCCTCGAGGTTGTCCGATGGTCGGCTGTTCCACCTGCAGACCTGGGAACGCGACGCAGGAGACCCGGACTGGGCCGCGCCGCGAGCTGAGGTCAACCAGGCGGTGCAGGACGCGTTCGACGCCTACGACGTGCTGTCGATGATGTGTTCCCCGCACGGCTGGCAGACCGAGGTCGACGCCTGGGCGGGTCAGCACGAGCGCAATGGCGAGTCGAAGGTTCTGGAGATCTGGCTGAACTCCGAGATGCGCATGGATCAGCTGGTGGAACGCTTCCTGACCGCGCATCGGGACAACGAGATCACCCACGACGGCTCCGAAACCCTCACCAGGCACGCCGCCGGCGCCACCCTGGCCAACGGGAAGCGCCGTTCCAGCGCCGAGGAGCGGGAGCAGGGGCAGCCGGAGCACTACCTGCGGGTGGTCCGCAAGTCCACCCAGCAGTCCATCTCGGCCTTCACCGCCGCCCTGCTCGCCTACGAGGCCCGTGGTTGGGCGATCGAGCACGGCGCGCTGGCCGAAGACCTTGTCCCAAGCATCTGGTGACCTCGAGGGGAGCCCCGCCGTGCCCTCCAGGCTCCTGATGATCGTCGAACTGGCCTGTGTGGCCCTCGTGGTGGCCGGTGTGGCGCTGATCTACGTGCCGGCCGCGCTGATCGTCGCCGGGATCCTCGGCTATTTCGCCTGCGAGTGGGGCGAGCTGCGGGCGGCGCAGGCTGAGGCCAGGTCTACGCGGTGAGTTTGTTCGGATTCCTCGAACGGCGCTCCATCGAGAACCCCGCCGTCCCGCTGACCGACACCGGGCTGCTGTCGTTGCTCGCGGGGCCGCCCACCGAGGCCGGGGTGCCGGTCACCGAGTACACGGCGATGAATTTCTCGGCCGTGTACCGCTGTGTGGCGCTGATTTCCGGCCTGGGCGGCGCGCTGCCGATCGTGACCTACCGGAAGGGCACCAAGGAGCGGGTTGAGGACCCGCTGGTCGACGATCCGCACCCGGACATGACTCCGGTCGAGTTCTGGCGCCTCACCTACGTGCACAGGGCGCTGTGGGGCAACTTTTACGCCCAGAAACTGCGCACCGGGGGCGGAAAACTGCAGTATTTGATGCCTTTGCTGCCGATTCAGGTGCTTCCGCAGCGGGTTCCGGCTTCCGAGTCGAACCCGGCGGGCAAGGTTTTCAAGGTCACCGACAACGCCGGGAAGTCCTCGATCATGACGTCGGAGGACATTTTCCACCTCCCGGGGCTCGGTTTCGACGGGATCGCGGGCACTTCGCCGGTCAAATTGGCCGCTCAGGGCATCGGTTTGGCCCTCGGGGCGGAGCGGTACGCGGCGAAACTGTTCGGATCGGGCAACCTGACCTCAGGGATACTGACCACCGACCAGAAGCTCACCGAGGACCAGGCGAAGGGCCTCAAGGGGCGCTGGCGGGAGACCACGGCTGGTCTGCGGAACGCCCACGAGGCGACCATCATG